GCCGCTTTGCCTATGTCAGAAGCGAAGATTCTTATTTCGACATGGTGGAACGGCGTGAATTGTCGCGCCAGTCATTTAATGCCATGTACCGGCACGTTTCGTGTGCCTCGATACACAACAAGCGGCGTATTGAAGCCTCTGTAGCGTTCGATGAGAGCCGCGCCGAGATGGGCGGCCATGCCCTAGAGGGCATCACGTTCGCCGCTGGTGAGGCCGCGCTCGTAGCCCGTGGTGGCTTGGTCTACGGTAACCGATGGCGGGATGCGAGGCCGAAGGCTAGGCCTGCTGACGTATCGCCGTGGCTTGACCATGCCGAGCGCATGATTCCTGACCCGATGGAGCGCGAACACGTTTTAAACGTGATGGCGTACAAGCGGCAGAACCCGAACCGCAAGATCAATCATGCGATCCTGCACGGCGGTTTGCCTGGGTCAGGCAAGGACACGCTCTGGACACCTTTTCTGTACGCCATTGGCGGAGGGCTGAACAGTAACGTTGCCATCGTGCGCTCGGACGAACTACAGACCCAATGGGGCTACGCGCTAGAGTCTGAGGTCGTGGTTATCAACGAATTGCGGCAAGCGGGCAAAGACCCGAGGGCGTTAGAAAACAACCTGAAGCCGCTGATTGCTGCGCCGCCTGAACTGCTGCAAGTGAACCGCAAGGGCTTGCACCCGTACTACGCGCTAAACCGTCTGTTCGTTCTGGCGTTCAGCAATGAGCGTGACGCTATCGCACTCCCTGCCGATGACCGTCGCTGGTTTGTGCTGTGGTCACACGCGCCGAGGATGCAGAACGATGAAGCCGCTGCTATGTGGCATTGGTACGCGCAGGGTGGCCTAGATGCTGTCTGCGCCTATCTCGATGAGCGGGACGTTAGCGCGTTCAACCCTGGAGCCGCTCCGCCCATGACCGATGCGAAGGCTATCTTGCTACAGACTGGTATGAACCCGACCGAAGCGGCACTAGCCGAGATGATTGCAGCGCGTCAGGGCGTATTCCGTCACGGCTTCATCACTAGCCCGTTTCACAAACTAGTGAACGACCTACAAAACGCGCTCGGGGATCGTTATAGGGTGAACCAAGCCGCGATCAATATCGCGCTAAAGGATGCGGGATGGACAGACCGAGGGCGCATCTACTCGAAAGAACACGTTACTAAGAAACACGTTTTCACCGCCCCCGAGCACTCGCATCTGTCAAATAGTGAGGTGCGGCGCATGGTCGAAACCGCTGCGCCGCCCCCCTTGTTAGTCGTCAAATAACACGGAGAAAAGCACGGTGACGGCTACGGCTATCAGGAATCCCGCCATAGTCCCGCCCTCGCCGTGTCAATACAGCGCCCTAGGTACGTTATCCAGTACCTACGGGTGCAGCGGGTTAGTTTAGGGTATTGGGGCGGCAAGCCCCACCGCTCATGGAACTCGGTCATAGGCGACCATCCAGAGCCTTGCGGAGTTCCTCGACGAACGGTTGCAGTTGCGGGACGGTTAGCCCTTCATCCCATGCGTACAGCAAGGCACGCGCCGTGGTGCGAATCCATTCATCACGGCTTGGCGGGTGATCGTCCATTGAGCGAAAAAGGTCTTCTAATTCGCTCATCGTCGGGGTGTGTGGTTTGTTCATGGGTCACCAATACACAGAGTCGGGGTTGATACGTCGGCGGCTGTGCCAGTTAGGGGGCGGCACTTCCCGCCAGTTCATGCCGCGACAATGCCAGAAGGCAAGACGACGCCAAAGGTTACGCATGGGGCGCACCTCGCAGTCTGTAGCGGGCGTAATGCTTGCCGTTGGCCGTCTCCCTATGGCACTCAATGTCTAGCCCCTCGCGCCTTAAATCGGCTACACGAGCGGCAAGGCGGAAGCAGCCAAAGTCTTGCAGGGCGTCGAGCGGGGTGAGTGACCGCCCCGATAACAGGGCGGCTTTAATGGCTTCATTCTGCGACATCTAGCGGGTCTCCTGTGTTTACTTCTTCGATTTCCCAGTGCAAGTCGTTACAAGGCACAAATCCGCCCTTAATAATCTGCAAGGCGATTTCAGCCGCTTCGTCCTCGTCTCTGGCCGCAACGGTGACCGTTTCTTGTACGGTCGCCCATAGCACTACGTCAAAGTACCTCATGCCGTAGCCCTTTCAACGTATGGAGCGATGGCGAACTGGTCACGGGTCGGCACTTCGGCAAGGTGGCCGAAATGGTGCGCCTCTAGGCAAGCCTCTAGGTGATCGGTCAACTCTGCCTCTGCCTCCGCATAGGTGTCGAAGGTGAGCGGCTCTCCGTCCTCGTTCCAGACGTTCTCGTAATAGTTGCCGACTAGGGTTAGCACTTCCCATCGTTGCGCGCTCAAGATTGCACCCCCATTCGCGCCTCGATGATGGCGTCTAATTCCTCGGAACTCATTAAAGACACCCGTTCATAAGCCATGATGACGGCCATTGAAAGGCGGACATCCTCGGGTAGGTTGATCGAGTTCGGTTGGGCGAGCAATCGCATGGTTTCGGCTACTACGGTATCGACCAATGCGTCGACCTGTTTATCGGTTACGGTATTCATACGGCCTCCGTGCGAGCGGCGTCGATGAGGTGTTGCGCTATTTCGTAGAAGTTAACCTCAGCAAGAAAGGCGCGAGCGTAATCAACGGCTAATCCCTCGCCGGAATCGCTAATAACGTTCTCTGCAAACTCTTGTAGCCTTTTGGAGAGCGTGTAGGTATCCGCAATCCCCACCTCGTCAGTTAGGTAGCGCGAGTCTATTGCGTCGAACAATTCCAAGTTGACGCGCCACGTTGCGTAATTAGTCCATCCGTTATATCGGTTCTCGTTTTGCATGGTTAGTCTCCTAGGTTAGTCGTTAGTAATAAAAAAGAGAGCAGCAGTAGCAGCGGCGCAGATACCCGCTGCGAATAGGTAAGGCGCGGCGTAGTCGTCGGCAAAGTAGCCCGCGACGGGTGCGATATAGGCGAGGGCGAGAGTTACAGACGATAGGCGAGTCATAGTTGCACCCCGAACGCGGCGAGAGCCGCTTCAATAGTCTGATAGTTGCGAGCGGGGTCTATCGTTGGGTTGCCGCCGTAGTTCTCAACTTCTGTAAGTGAGCGGCCACCGTCGCGCAGGATGTAGGCTAGTTGCGTTCCTTCTTCTTCTAAACCCACAATGAAGTCATCATCAGAGCAATCGGCTGATGTGCCACCGGCATCCGTCAAGAGAACGTAGCGGCTACCCTCAATCGTTTTGAAGTAGGCATAACACCCGCCACCGGTTGACTCTAGGGTGAATCCTGCGTTCCAGAGTTTGCGTTGCAGATCGTTGTCTGATGTGGTGATCATTGCTAGTTGCTCCAGGTAGTTATGTGTCAACGATTCCTTTATATCCCTCTGCTATCTCTACGTCAACACCTGTTGTCGAAAATATAGTGACCCATGTTGCTAGACATATAGATGACGCTCGAATAGGTAAAACGGGAAAGAGTGTAAGTGACTAGAAAACATAGGATAAGGCTGAGAGGTATGCGTTATAGGCTATGACTCTTACTGCCAAAAATTTGATTGAGCGGGAGCAACTGAGATAGGCGAACCTAATTCGCATATCACGGATACCGTCTCTCTGTTCCGGCTTCTCTCTGTTGCATAAAAACCACACGTATATACCTGTCGTATACACACCACACTGTTGCACCTACGCAACATTGATCACTGTTGCTGCAAAACAACTTGTTGCATCTACGCTACACCTAGGCTTGTGGTACACGCACAACAATCCGTGTCGTGCCAAAACGAAGGGGGGGTAGGGCCAGTGCGTGACCGGTCACGATTACGAAGCCCTCACAAAAACTTTTTATTTTTTTCTACATCCGCTAAACTTTCCCTTGCAACGTCTGACCAGATGCGCTGGTAGCGACCGAGAGGAAACTGAAAGCACAATCGTGTTGCATACCTAAGGCACTAAACGTCGCACGACGCTTCCGCCTCGGCACACAGTCTCGACGGACGTTCGAGATCGCGGCCTCCCGGCAGGATCATCCTGCACGTTGCAACTGTTTTCTTTTCGCCAAACCTTCTGTTACAGTGCGAATATGCCTAACGAAGTCGCGGCATTACGTTCTGCGCCAACCCTTGACCTTTGCCGGTCTTGTTTCTGGTCGGCTGATACCACTCGTCCCACTGATAAGATATGGTGCGCCCATAAGGTCTGGCACGGCTGGCACACCGATAAACCTTTGTGTGACGGTGAAGGCTACGAGCAAGAGGTTCGCGTCGAGAGCATGTGTGGAAACCTTTAAGTCGATCCCTTTCAAGCCTCGGGAACTAAAAGCCTCTGAAGAGGTTTTGGATAAGATTTACGAGGCTGCCAAACTCGGGCTAAAGGGTGACGCCCTAGCCTTTGCTGCGGACATGCTGCCGACCGAGTATCGTAGGCTCTGCCAGATGGATGGGGCTGCGGCTATCGCGGAGGCTAAAGGTCGTGCTGATAGTGAATTTGAGGCGGCCAACCAGTTGCGCGTGGCGGCTCTTGGTGGCGATAGCAAGGCAGCACTTGCTCTCTTGCAGCACGTGCATGGGTGGGTCGCTAAGACCCAGGTGCAGGTCGATGTTAAATCGCAGATCAGTATCATCGCGGCACTGCAAGAGGCGGAATCCCGCGTTATTCAGGGAAGAGTGGTGTCGGATACACCGCCTGCACTGACGCACGAACCCGCCAAACTTCTGACGTTGGAGCCTGTAAGTGCAACTGCCGATCTATAGCGCCGAAGAAGAAGAGTTGCTGATGAGCAAACTCTGGTCGCCCTCTATCAAGGACGACCCGGAAGCCTTCGTGTTGCTCGTGTTCCCGTGGCAGAAAAAGAATACGCCCCTTGAGCATTTCCAAGGTCCGCGTAAGTGGCAGCGTGAGGTGCTGCGCCAAGTAGCCGCGCACATGAAAAAGAACAAGGAAGCCACCGCTTACGAAGTTCTGCGTATGGCTACCGCTTCCGGTCGCGGTATCGGTAAGTCAGCGTTGGTGTCGTGGCTTATCCTCTGGATGCTCACCACGCGCATAGGCTCAACGACCATTGTGTCGGCTAACTCAGAAGCGCAGTTGCGCTCGATCACATGGGCCGAAATCACTAAGTGGGCAGCGCTCCTAATCAACTCGCATTGGTTTGAGATCAGCGCTACCCGCGTGATGCCCGCTAAATGGATTGCTGAACTCGTTGAACGCGACCTCAAGAAAGGCACCCGTTACTGGTCTGTCGAAGGTCGTCTCTGGTCAGAAGAAAACCCTGACTCGTATGCCGGTGTCCACAACCACGACGGTGTGATGGTTATCTTCGACGAAGCCTCGGGTATCCCTGATCCTATTTGGTCTGTTACCGCAGGCTTCTTTACTGAAAACACGCCAAACCGTTTCTGGTTTGCGTTTAGCAACCCACGCCGAAACGAGGGCTATTTCTATGAGTGCTTCAACGCGAAAAGGAACTTCTGGACGACGCAAAGCATCGACGCCCGGCAAGTCGAAGACACCGACAAAGCGGTCTACGAGCAAATCATCGAAGAGTACGGCGCGGACTCCCCGCAAGCCCGAATCGAAGTGTATGGACAGTTCCCCGCCGATGGAGACGACCAGTTCATCCCTCCAAGCCTGGTGGACGAAGCGGCGTCTCGCCCTAAGTACAAGGATGAAACTGCTCCGATTGTACTGGGCGTTGATCCGGCTAGAAGTGGCAATGATTCCACGGTCATTGTCGCGCGCCAAGGACGCGATATTGTGGCGATTAAGAGATATAAAGGCGAAGATACGATGGAGATTGTCGGGCGAGTAATCGACGCAATCGAAGAGTTCCGCCCAGCGCTCGTTGTCCTTGACGAAGGCGGCCTCGGATACGGCATTTTGGATCGCTTGAAAGAACAGCGATACAAGGTGCGCGGCGTCAACTTTGGCTGGAAGTCGTCAAAGCCTGCGATGTGGCAGAACAAGCGTGCCGAGATGTGGGGTGATATGCGCCAGTGGTTGCGTACCGCCTCGATACCGAACGAACGACTGCTGAAGTCCGACCTCTGTAGCCCGCAGTACAAGACCAACTCCTCGGGTGCTATCGCCCTTGAAGCCAAGAAAGACATGAAGGCTAGAGGCTTGGCCTCCCCTGACGCAGCAGATGCTTTAGCGGTTACTTTCGCGTACCCTGTTGCAAGTCGGGAGTCAAGAGTTAAAATCGAGCGTAGGTTTTCAGGACGCGGCGAGATGCTCTCGTCGTGGATGGGTGCTTGAGTGGCTAAGAAGTCCGTATCGCTCTCCGTTGGTCGCGGCGAAAAGCAGCCCGTTTCTAAGGGCGCTGGCCTGACCGCCAAGGGTCGAGCAAAGTACAACCGTGCTACTGGCAGCAAACTGAAGGCTCCTGCCCCTAGCCCTAAGACAAAAGCAGACGCAGGACGCAAAAAGTCGTTCTGTGCGCGTATGAAAGGCGTTGTTGCCAAGGCCAAAGGCCCGGCAGAGCGCGCAAAGGCATCACTGCGACGATGGAAATGTAACTAATGGCTGCTAAAAAGGGCTTGTACGCCAACATTCACGCTAAACGGGAGCGAATTGCTGCCGGTTCTGGCGAAAAGATGCGAAAAGTGGGTGCCAAAGGCGCTCCAACTGCTAAAGCGTTCCGTCAATCGGCCAAAACGGCCAAAAAGAGGAAATAGTTATGAAGTACGGCCCTGTAGGCGTGTCACCCGGTGCCACGATTGGCGACATGATCACCAATTCTCGGATGCAGAAGCCTCGTGCGCCTGCTCCCCGCGCTCCGCGCCGGGTAAACGAGGACATGATCCGCACAACGGTTGCATTTCGTCCGACCCCGGTCGTTAAGCCGCGTGGACGGATGGGCTAATGCCCTTAGTCAAGTCCGCCAGTAAGGGCGCCTTCCGTAAGAACATCAAGGCGGAAATGAAGGCTGGCAAGCCGCAGAAGCAGGCTGTTGCCATCGCCTATTCCGTTAAGCGCCGCGCTGCGGCCAAGGGTAAGAAGGGCAAGTAATGGCTAAAGACCCGACAGGGATGAAGGGAGCGGCTCAGGTCGCTAATACGCCGCAGTCCCGCCGTGGACGCGATGCGGGGGACATCCTCTCGCAAGCGCGTACCCGTATGCAGTTGTCCCTGACGGCGTATAGCGAGTCCCGCGACAGCGAACTTGATGACCTGCGCTTTATGGCAGGTTCCCCGGACAACCGCTGGCAGTGGCCGCAAGAAGTGCTGGCTACCCGTGGTGCCGTGCAGGGTCAGACGATCAATGCGCGTCCCTGCCTGACCATCAACAAACTGCCCCAGCACGTTCGTCAGGTCACTAACGACCAACGCCAGAACCGTCCTTCGGGCAAGGTCATTCCGGTTGATGATCAGGCCGATATTGAGGTCGCAGAAGTATTCGACGGCATCGTTCGGCATATCGAGTACATCTCGGACGCCGATGTCGCTTATGACACCGCCTGTGAGAACCAGGTGACGTATGGCGAAGGCTATATCCGCATCCTGACGGAATACTGCGACGACAACACGTTCGACCAAGACATTCGTATCGGACGTGTGCGAAACTCGTTCTCGGTCTATATGGACCCTCACATCCAAGACCCCTGTGGGTCGGATGCCGAGTGGTGTTTCATTACTGAGGACATGCCCCGTGAGGAGTTTGAGCGTCATTTTCCTGACGCCGAGCCAATCTCGTCGATCCAGCAGCGTGGTACTGGTGACGAGAATCTGGCGCAATGGATTACGGATAACTCCGTTCGGATCGCGGAATACTTCTACGCTTACTACGAAAAAGCGAAGTTAAACCTCTATCCGGGGAACCAAACGGCGTTTGCCGGGTCACCCGAAGCCAAGCAGTTGGAAATGATGGGCTTGCAGGCTGTTCGCAGCCGCGAAGTCGATATTCGCAAGATCAAGTGGATCAAGACCAACGGCTACGAGATTCTGGAAGAGCAAGAGTGGCCGGGTAAGTGGATTCCGGTCATTCGCGTAGTCGGTAACGAATACGAAGTCGAAGGCCGTATTTATATCAGCGGCCTCGTGCGTAACGCTAAAGACGCGCAGCGCATGTACAACTACTGGGTATCCCAAGAGGCGGAAATGCTCGCCTTAGCCCCCAAAGCGCCGTTTATCGGCTATGGCGGACAGTTCGAGGGATACGAGCATCAGTGGAAGACGGCTAACACGCAGAACTGGCCGTACCTTGAGGTCAATCCTGACGTAACTGACGGCGCTGGCGCGGCCATGCCGTTGCCGCAACGCGCTGCTCCGCCCCTTGCTCAAACGGGCTTGATTCAGGCTAAGATGGGCGCGTCGGACGATATTAAGTCCACGACGGGCTACTATGACTCTAGCCTGGGCGCCACGTCTAACGAGCGGTCGGGTAGAGCCATTCTGGCGCGTGAACGTCAGGGCGATACGGGGTCATATCACTACGTCGATAACCTTGCCCGCGCTATCCGCTACGTCACGCGTCAACTCGTGGACTTGATTCCGAAGATTTACGATACCCAGCGTATCGCCCGAATCGTCGGTATTGACGGTGAGACGGGTACGGTGCGGATTGACCCGATGCAGCAAGAGCCTGTCCGTAAGATCATGGATCAGGCTGGCATTGTTATCGAGAAAATCTACAACCCGTCTGTCGGTAAGTACGACGTTGCTGTAACTACAGGCCCGTCCTACCTGACCAAGCGTCAGGAAGCGATGGAGGCCATGTCGCAGATTCTCCAAGCCAATCCGGCGCTCTGGCAGGTGGCTGGCGACCTGTTCGTCAAGAACATGGATTGGCCGGGCGCCCAAGAGATTGCCAAGCGTCTGGCTAAGACGATTGACCCCAAACTCCTTGCTGACCCGGATGAAGACCCGGCGTTGCAGGCTGCTAACCAGCAGATCGAGGTCATGGGTCAGGAAATGCAGATGATGCAGGAGATGCTCCAGCGCGTCGGTCAGTCGATGGAAGCGACCGAACTGCGTATCAAGGAGCAGGAAGCCTCAATCAAGGCCTATGACGCCGAAACCAAGCGCATTGGCACTATGCAGGCTGGTATGAGCGAGGAACAGATACAAGATATAGTGATGGGTACGATTAGCGGGATGCTCTCCTCTGCTGACCTCGTAGCGCCTGTTTCACGTGAAACCGAAATGATGCCACCTGAAATGGGCATGGAGTTACCGCCGCAATGACCTGCGAAGTCTTTATCGGACGGCTGTTTCTGGCTCGGGATGTGACCCACAGCACCCACCTGAATACCCGTAACTACGCCAAGCACAAGGCGCTGCAAAAGTTTTACGAGGGCATTATTCCGCTTGCGGACGACTTTGCCGAGGCGTATCAGGGTCGGCACGGCCTAATCGGCCCGATTGCACTAGCGTCTGCCCAGAAGTCAAACAACGTACTTGACTTTTTGGAAAAGGAACTTAAGGAACTTGAGGAAATGCGGTATAAAGTCGTTTCTAAAGACGACGCTACCCTGCAAAACCTGCTGGACGCGATCTTCGAATTGTATCTTTCAACGATTTATAAACTCAGATTCTTGGCTTGAGGTATAGACAATGCAATTACTTAACCCGCTGAACGACAGTCTGTTCCCGGCCAAGACTGCCTCCTATACGGGAACTGCCGGGTCTACGGGCACTTGGGATGCTGGCGTCGAGGGTGTTGTGGTGTGGGCTACGACTGCCGCTTATATCGCCGTTGGCGAAGGCGTGACGGCCACCACCAGCAGCACGCCGATCCCGGCAAACGTTCCTGTGCCGTTTATCGTGCCGAAGGGTACGGGCGCTCCGTGGCGCGTATCGGCTATCCAGGTTGCCTCGGGTGGCAGCGTGTACGCCAAGCCGATTAGTGGCAACTAATGACAGTTTTTTACGGCATTGCCCCTGCGAATGGCATAGCCATTGGGCTAGGGTCAATTATTCCGTTAGGGATTCCGCCTGCTGGTGCCGCACCACCTGCGGCTAGTTACCTTTTGCTTGAAGACGACTCGTTTGTGTTGCTTGAAGACAGCAGCAAAATAGAATTGGAGTAAGTCATGCCTGATACTAAGATAAGCGCATTAAGTTCGGGCGCACCGGCCCAAGCGGGCGACGAGTACGTCATTGCGCGCTCTGGCGCTAACTACAAACTCACCGGTACGAACCTGCTGACGCTGGTTACTAGCACGGCCAACACGTTTACTGCCGCGCAGACGCTTGCTTCTGGCAACTTGAAGGTGACCGGCTCAACGTCCGGCACCATCACGTTTGCGGTTCCTGCTGTGGCTGGCACCAATACGGTGACGTTCCCAGCAGAGACGATGACGGTTGGCTTCCGCAACATCCCGCAGTCGGGTAGCGACAAGACGACTTCGTACAGCCTTGACGTTGGCGATGTCGGTAAGTTCGTGGGCGTAGGTACGTCAGGTTCCATCACGATCCCGAACTCGACGTTTGCCGCTGGCGATGTGGTGTCAATCTTCAACAACACCTCGGGCAACGTGACGATTACCTGCACGATTACGACGGCGTATATCGCGGGTACGGATGCGGATAAGGCTACGGTGACTTTAGCAACGCGAGGTGTGGCGACGATACTGTTCCTCTCTGGTACGGTCTGCGTTATCTCTGGCAACGTGAGTTAAGCCATGTCGGGCATTATGAATCTGCTGCTGGCCGCTAAAGTTGCTGGTGCAGCGCCTTACACGGTCATCCAGACATTCCTCGCCACGGGAACGTGGACTGCGCCTACTGGCGTGACTGCTGTTGAATACCTTGTGGTCGCGGGTGGTGGTGGCGGTGGCAGCGGCTCGGGGACTCCTTCTGGCGTTGTAGCCTCCGGCGGTGGCGGCGCAGGCGGATTCCGCACCGGCACGGGGTTGTCTGTTACGGCTGGAACGGATTACACAGTTACTGTTGGCGGTGGTGGCCCCGCTGGAAATGCCGCTAGTGCCGGATCAAATTCCGTATTTAGCACCATTACTTCTGCCGGTGGCGGTCGCGGCGGTTCTGCGTCAGACCCAAACCGTGGTGGTGGGAATGGCGGCTCTGGCGGCGGCAGTATTGGGACAACCGATTACGCAGGCGGCACAGGTAACACGCCAAGCACCAGTCCGGCGCAAGGCACAAACGGCGGCACAGGCGGTAACGCACCGGGATTTGGCGCAGGCGGCGGTGGTGGCGCTACGTCAGCGGGCAACAATGGCTCTGGTACAGCAGGCGGCAACGGCGGCGCAGGCACAGCATCCAGCATATCTGGCTCGTCTGTAACATACGCAGGCGGCGGTGGCGGCGGTGGCGTTGTTCCCGGCGGTGGCAGCCCCGGCTCTGGTGGTTCTGGTGGTGGTGGCGCAGGGGGCAATCCCGGCGTTGCTGGCACGACAAACACGGGCGGCGGTGGTGGCGGCGGAACTTATAGCACCACGATTCAAACGGCTGGCGGCGCAGGCGGCTCCGGCATCGTCATTCTCAAATACGAAGTCCCGGCTACAACCACAATCTTTACCTTCAAGTCCACGCAGAAGTGGGTGGCTCCTACGGGTGCGGTGAGCGTTGACTACCTCGTTGTAGCGGGTGGCGGCGGTGGTGGCGGTGGCATTCAATCATCAAACGCTGGCGCTGGCGGCGGTGGCGGCGCTGGCGGATTTAGAACCGGCACCGGATTATCTGTAACTGCTGGGACTGATTACACCGTTACGGTTGGCGCTGGCGGGAGTGGCGCTGTTAGTGGATCAACCACAGTCGCCACTAAAGGCAGCGACTCTGTATTCAGCACTATTACTTCAACGGGCGGCGGTAAAGGCGGTTCGTTTACTGGCGGTACTGGCGAATACGGTGGAAACGGCGGTTCTGGCGGCGGCAGTTCGTTTGAAAGAACAGATCGCGGCGGTCTTGGAAACACGCCTAGCACATCCCCATCCCAAGGCAGCAACGGTGGCGCGTCGGCGCTTTCTGCGCCTTCGTATGGCAACGGTGGCGGTGGCGGCGCAAGCGCGGTTGGCGCTGCTGGCACCGGCTCTGGCGGTGGCAATGGTGGCGCTGGGACTGCCTCTAGCATTTCTGGTTCATCTGTAACCTATGCCGGTGGCGGTGGTGGTGGATCAGAAGGCGGCACGGCTGGCACAGGCGGATCAGGCGGCGGCGGAAACGGGACTAACTCAAGCGCTACTGGCGCTGCTGGCACAACAAACACAGGCGGCGGCGGTGGTGGCGGTGGTAATCCATCGGGTGTTGCTGGCACCAGCAGCGGCGGCGCAGGCGGCTCCGGCATCGTCATTCTCAAGGTCAACTTCTGATGAAGACGTACCAACTACTCGGTATTGATACCGCAATCCATCTGCTGCGCCCCGGTGCGAAGTGGGAGTGGACAGGTGGCTTAGGCTTTACTCGATGGGACGATCCGCGACCGCAGCCGACCGTCGAGGAAGTCATGGATACCATTGAGAAGATCAAAGCCTTTGAGGACAGCATCAACACCATTTTGCTGCCCGAGCAAAAGAAGGCGTTTGACGAGTACGTTGAGCAGATTGAGCAGGCTGTAGCGTGATTACCTACAACCTGTTCCCCACAGCGGTTGCCAAGTTTGAACTCGGACGGGACTACACCGCCGAGGAACTGGCGTTTGTGGGCGAGCAGCCGACGCACAGCAATCAAGGCAATACCACAAGCGATGACCGCTATGTGCTGCGCCACGACACGATGGCAAGCCTCAAGGCGTTTGCTGAAGCGAGCGTCAACGAGTATCTGCGTTCTATCTACGCGCCGAAACACGACGTATCGCTGCGCCTGACGCAATCGTGGCTGAATTACACCAAGCCCGGTCAGTTTCACCACAAGCACGCGCATCCCAACTCGTTTGTGTCTGGGGTGCTGTACCTCAAGGCCGCTAAAGAGCGCGACAAGATTTACTTTTACAAAGACGGATACCAGCAGATCAAACTGCCGACCGACAACTACAACCTCTACAACAGCGAGTCGTGGTGGTTCGAGGTGGGCGCAGGGGATTTGATGCTGTTTCCGTCAAGTCTCACGCACATGGTAGAAACCGTGCAGGGCGATGAGCGGGTATCATTGGCGTTCAACACATTCCCGGTCGGCTACGTTGGCGAGGAAGAAAGCCTGACCGCGTTACATCTGGAGCATTGATATGGCGCACTTTGCAGAGATCGACAGCAATAACGTGGTTCTTCGCGTGGTTGTCGTGGACAACAAAGACACCGCTGACGCTGCTGGCGTCGAGAAGGAGCATATCGGTGCTGCTTACCTTGAGCGTCTGCTAGGCGGCACATGGAAGCAAACCTCGTATAACGGGACTATCCGCAAGCATTACGCTGGCGCTGGCTACACTTACGACACAAGCCTCGATGCGTTTGTGCCGCCGCAGCCGTTCCCGTCATGGACGCTGGACGCTGACTGCAACTGGCAGGCTCCGGTGCCGATGCCAAGCGATGGTCAAATGTATTCGTGGGACGAGGCAGCCGGTAACTGGGTTGTGGTTCCGAAGGAGTAAGTGATGAGTACCATTAAGATTTCGCAACTGCCTGATGCTACCCAGCCGTTAAGTGGCAGCGAACAAGTGCCGCTTGTTCAAAGCGGAATCACCAGAAAAACGACTGTTTCGTCGCTTGGTAACGCAATTACTCCCAAGCAATTTGGTGCAGTGGGTAACGGAGTAGCCGATGACACGGCTGCTATCCAGGCTTGCTTGGCCGCGCAAAAACCCGTGGATTGGCAAGGACTGACGTACAAGATTACCGCGCCTATTCTGCAAGCCTGCACAAGCGACGTGATATGGATGGGTAACGGCGCAACGATTGTATATGTGCCTGCTGCTCACACCGAGTATGCGATCCGCCTGACCAACGCAGTTGTTATTGATTACAACATTAATGACATCACGATCAATGGCTCCAAACTCTGCAACAAGGTGCTAGAGGTTCTTAGCACTAGCGGGTTGCCGACGCCAGCGCCTAACTTTACAGCGACTAATTTGTTCGTTGAGCAAGCCAAGCGCCTTAATACGTTTAACGGCGGCAACGGAATTCACATTCGTGGGTCGTTTGACACCGTAGCGTTTTACGGTGGCGGTGCGCGTGACTGCGAATTGCCCGCTGGACAAGGAACGCCTGGCGTTATTGGCATGACTGGTATTGCCATTGATTGGTACAGCGTTTCGTCTTTTGCCCGCCGAGCGTTGTTCAGTGGCGTTACTGTTTTAAAAATCTACAGTTCCGACCTTGCTTACAACAGTGACCAAGACGGCATAGCCTATTTTGTGCCGGATGAAAGCGTTGGCGGCAACAAAGTTCGTTCGCAGTTCTGGTGCGGTGACGCTAGCATTTTTGCTAACTGTTATGGCCGATCCATCAAGACGCAATGCCTTGAGACTGTTGTAGAGAACTGCCAATTCAACAAATCAGAAGGCTTGACCGCTGGCGGCAACGTCGAGGTGGACGCGCAAACTGGCGGGTTAATGATCAGCGGGTGTTTGTTTAAGTACACCGATGGCAACCAACCGGGCGTCTGCGTCAACATTTCTAGCGGCGCTGGGTATGGCAACCCCAGTATGTATGCGATGGGGAACCGCGTATTTCTGGACGCAGCCACGACGCTTAACATCTTCGCGCAAGCGTTTCCAAGAGATGGGTATTTCGGCGCGATTGAGGTGTCCGGTAACAACATCTACGGAAAAATCAAAGAACTTTGCGACATCTATTGCAACGGCGATATGACGCAAGTGGTGGCGTCTAACAATTTTATAAAAGAGATTGTTAACGGCCCGAGCAGCGCAAAAGCCATGGTGTATTTCCGGTCTTATTCAATAAGCCCCTACTTTGCTTACCTTACGGCAAACAACAACGTTTACGACGACACTCATGCGCCAAAGTTGATGTTAAGTGACATTTCCGGCGTGAGTATGAGTGCCGAAGTGTCTGGTACTAACAATTTAGGGTTTGAGTCGTCGTTGGTTGTTATGACCACGACTGCTGCAAACGAGGTTACAACCTCGGGCACACAAGATTTAGTGCTGTCCACGAAAAGGGGTGTCGACTCTGGCAAGATCACGATTCGTGATGGCGCTAACCAAAATATACGAATTGAGCCGAACGGTACTGGTCAAACTGTACTCACGGGTCGCGCGTCTTTTGGCACGTCAGTAGCCGCTGCCCTTGAAAGGGTTGTGATTTCCGGGCCTCTTAATAGTGACTCGGCAACTTCGTATGGGCTGCGTATTACGGCAACGATCCCGGCTGCTACAACGTCGGGGGCGTTTTATTTCCGAACTGCTGCCAATACGGAAGATGCAGCATTTACGGTAGCCAGTATTGCCCACTATCTTGCAGATCAGTCAACCGTTTCTGGCGGCTCTCGATTACAGCCCACCAATCAATATGGATTCTGGGCTGGAGATACACTGATTGGAGCAGCCAATAACTATGGCTTTTTCTCCGATTTGCCTGCTGCCACCGGTCGCTGGAACGTCTATTCCAACGGGACAGCGCCTAACTTTTTCCGTGGTGCAACAGTTGTTGGATCATCTGCGCTGGCTACAAATGCCACAGACGGGTTTCTTTACATTCCGACTTGTGCGGGAACGCCTACAGGCACCCCGGCCTCGTATGGAAGTACCGCCCCATTGGTGGTTGATAGCACCAATAACAAGTTGTACTTCTACAGCGGCGGCACTTGGCGTGACGCTGGGCCGTAATGTTGCATTGGCGCAACTTGTAAGTTAAAGTTTAACCGTACTGGTGCGGTTCACCAGGTTTCCGTAAGGAAGGTTATGTCGGACGAAAATGTAGTCCCTGAAGTCGTAGCGGAGGTTTCCGCGCCGGAACCGGTGGTCACGGCTACCCCGGAACCCGAAGTCGTTGCAGAAACGCAACAGCCGGAGGAAAAGCCAGCCAAATCGTTCTCTCAAGAAGAGTTGGACGCGATGGTCGGCAAGAGGCTTGCACGGGAACGTCGCAAGTGGGAAAGAGAGCAGGCGCTAAAGGCCACGCCGTCACAGGCTGAAGCCGCTGCCCTGCCGAGCAGAGACGAGGACCCGGACGCATACGCAGAGGCTTTGGCCGAGCGTAAGGCTACCGAACTCCTCGCCCGACGTGAGGCAGAGCGGGAGCAAATGGCTCTTCTAGAGGCTTATCACGACCGCGAAGAAGCAGCGCGTGACAAGTACGATGACTTTGAGCAAGTCGCGTACAACAACGCTCTGCCCATTACGACCGTGATGGCCCAGACGATTCAGGCTTCGGAATTAGGACCCGATATTGCATATCACTTGGGTTCTAACCCCCGCGAGGCTGAACGTATTTCCCGCCTGTCGCCGTACTTGCAGGCAAAAGAGATTGGGAAGATTGAGGCCAAGTTGGCCGACAGTCCCGCCCCGGTCAAAAAGACAACCAGTGCGCCCCCGCCGATTAAGCCTGTCACGGCTAAAGGCGCTGGCACTCCGGTCTACGACACGACAGACCCACGGTCAATTTCGGCCATGAGCGCGTCAGAGTGGATCGAGCGCGAGCGTCAGCGACAGATTAA